TATGGAGAAGTTCAGTAGGTGCAGCAGTACCAATACCAACATTACCACCAGCCAGAATCGTCATTTTTTCTGATGGCCCACTACCAGTTTTAAATCTTATATCGCCAGCGCCATCAGCAGACTTTGAATATAAAATTAAATCTCTGGTATCTGCTTCCATATGCATTCCCATATGGTAGCTGTCATCATAATACATTCTAATGTATTGATCGTTGCCCCAAGCAGTATTTACATGACTTCTAAAATTGGCTTGACCATTGTTAGCCATATCAAGTGTTAGGGCAGTGATAAAAGTACCACCGTCCTTACCAGCGAATTTTAAAGGTTGGTCATCTACGTTGCTTCTGATATTGAAATCAGACCCACCCGTAAAAAATTCACCGTAGTTTGTGGCACCTTTGTAAAGATAGATAGAACCATAAGTACCATTAGAATCTAACCGAATGTAACCATCTGCATCCATAATAAGTGCAGCATCATTACCTGCGGCATCTACTGTTGCTAGTGTGGTAACGCCAGCAGCACCCGTGGTTATCTTAAAGGTGTCGTCAGTATCACCTGTTATGGTAAGGACTTTACCGTCTAGGCTAATATCATCTACAGTTGCACTACCAGCAACAATACCTCCTGTAACCGTAGCACCTGTGGCAGTTGTTGAAAGTTTTGCAGCATTATCATGATAAAGATTAACTGCACCATTGCTATAAAAATCTGCTAAACTTTCTCCTGCTGATTTTAGAAAAACTCCACCACCGTTTGTGGTTTGTATATTAAGATTACCTGTACCTTCTTCAGATATATAACTATTAGAAGCATCATGGTAAATCTTTAGGTCATCACCAGCGCCGAATATTGCTTTTGCATTATCGGCAAAAGTTACGTCACCAGCAAAGGTAGCACCAGCGTTAAAGAGTGCTTTACCAGCTTCACTCATGTCAAGTGTTAGGGCAGTAAACAGAGTACCATCATCTTTACCTTTAAAAATGGTATCACCGTTATTTGTGTCATTTTCAATCCAAAAATCATTTCCTGAATTTATAAATGAAGCATACTTTGTTCCATTGTTATATAAATATATATGTCCATACCCAGAATTAGAATCTAAGATAATTATACCATCTGCATCTAGTTTAAGGTTTCCAGCGTTACCAGCAGTGTCTACTGTTTCAAGTGTAGTTTCACCGTTAGCACCAGCAGTTATCTTAAAGGTATCGCTGGTGTCACCAGTTATGGTGAGAACTTTACCAGCTAAGTTAATGTCTCCTGTGATTATGTCACTGTTGAAGGTTGCTTTACCAGCATCACTATTATCAAATCTTAAAGCTTCAAAAAAAGACCCACCGTCAATACCTTGTATAACAAAGTCACCATCAGATATAGCATTTCTAATCTTTAAGTCATTACCAGATTTATGAATATCAGCATATTGAGTGCCATTGTTTAGTATTTTCACTCGTCCATAAAGTCCACCAGAATCTAATAGCGTTTCACCGTCTACATCTAGAGTAAGGTCAGCAGCTGCAGCGGCAGTATCTACAGTTTCAAGAGTAGTAGCACCGTTAGCTCCAGTGGTTATCTTAAAGGTATCGTCTGTGTCTCCAGTGACGGTAAAAACTTTACCATTTAAATTAATATCATCTACGTCTACATTAGTAAACGTAGCTGTTCCTGCAACATCAAGAGTTCCCCCTAGTGAAGTATTACCACTTACTCGTACTGTACCAAGAAATCCTGCTGCACCACTAACAGTAGCAGTACTTAAAAGATTAACTGCACCAGTTAAAGTTACACCCCCACCTACAGAAAGCGCACCTCCAATATCAGCAGTGTTTGCAACTATAAGAGTACTTACAGAAGTATCTCCTGTTGCAACAACACTGGTTAAATGTCTACCACTTCCATAGTAAGAACTTGCACACACATCACCAGTAACTTTTAAAGTGCTTCCTATAGAAACGCTAGAAGATACTGCAAAAGTACCTCCCACTTTAACAGAATCAGTGGCTACAAATAAAGCAGTATTAGTACCATCTCCTCCCTCAACTTGCGTGAGAGAAGAAGACACAGCACCATTACCACTTACAGCAAGTTTAAGCAGACCTTTATAAGTATCAGCTATTCTTTTACCTTTTAAATCAAAATCACTCATGCGCTATTCCATATTGGTGAATATACCTGATCACTCATGTTATTAGGAGTACCTTCCCAAAGTAAGTTAGCTGTATTCCACACTAGGTTACGACCTCCTGAATCAGGTCTAGGATTACTTATTTTAACATCATCCCTTACATCAGGAATTTTATTTTGGGGATGATTCTTTAAATCAAAAGCACCTTCATAATCTTCTGGACAAACTAATAAACCAAAACTATTTAGTTTCATTACCCTATGAGGATATCTAAAACCACAAGTATCACATATAGCTAATGCTTTACTATCTGTTGCCATTATACTGTCCTAATTTTTGGTCTAAAGAAAATACTTGCACGTTCTTTATCTTCTTCCATTGCTCTTTGTAAGAGTTCTTCATAGTTGCCTTTAAGCATTGCAATCTTTGCTGGATCAATGTTAGGTCTTTTCATTGCCATATAGTAAGATAATCCACAAGTCAAAGGAGGAAGAAATCTTTTAGGCATATCAGCATTTTGTCCTGCTGATTTATTCACATCTTGTAACTGACTTATGCGTTCTATCTTTAATATATCTGTACTGTTATCAGGTAAAGGCCAGATGCTTAATGTTGGATTATCTCTATCTCTTTTAATAGTATATTGAGTGGCTCTGCCTGTTTGTTTTTTATTAGGTATTAATAAATATTCTTCAAAAGAAATTCTTTTTAATTGAATATCAGTATCATCTCTATTAACAACTACTTCTAAAGCATCAATAGTAGAATTACTTAAAGCATATGATGTAACGCTGGCAGCTACTGTAACTGCTGTTACCTCAGTAGACCATAGAAGAACACCTCTGTTCTGCCAATCAGTCAGCATCAGATTAATAGAGCGACGAGCAGAAGCAGGTTCATGACCAAGGGTATTTTCTCCCCCAATCATTTCTGTTGCTTCTTGTATAACCTCATCTATATCAAGGTTAAAATTAAATGTACCACTAGTTGCCATTATCTACCTACTTTTTTCATAGCTTTTTTATGTGCAGCAGTAAAAGTATCTCCTTGTGACATACGAGTTCTCATATATGTCATATGTTTTTTAGTATGATGTTTAGAATGCCTAGCTAAAGTATCTTCTTCTCTTTTAGTTAATTTTTTCACAATCATTAAAATCTCCTAAGAATCATAACAAGAAGCTACAAGTACTTGACCACCACGTTTAGCAAAAGTTTTTACCATAGTAGGTTTACCACCTACGCCTTGAGCTTTAGATCGTTTACGTTTAACTGCTGAACTTTTTTGAGATGAACTCATACTCTTAGCTTTAGCCAGTGGTACACATTTAGGATATTTTCTTTTACTTCCCTTTGTAGATTTACGTCCACATGGTTGATACTTACCATCTTTCTTAGGCGCTCCTATATCAACCCACTTCTCATCTACCCACTTTCTAAGTCCACCACCTTTTTTAGCTTTAGCTTTCTTTTTTCCTCCTGGTTTTACTTTACCAGAGCATACGGCAGATGCATACATGTTAGCATATGCTGATGGATATACATCAAACTTACGCTTTGCAGCAGCTTTACCTTTAGGACAAAGCTTTGCCATCTTAACATTTCCATCTTTTACGTGCTTGTCTAAGTCTTGAATTAGGATTCTTAGCTGCTTTTGGAAACTTCTTCATTTGTCCTGCTGATCTGGCACAGTAGCTCTTACGTCTAGCTGCTCTCTTTCCAGTAGGTTTCGATTCAGTTACAGCAGTCTTTAGTTTACTTCCAGGATTCTCTCTACGATATTTAGCCACACCTTTAGGAGTCATACCTGCTCCAGACCTAGTAGGACGTTTATGTCCTTTACCAATGGTATGACCCTTCATACCTTTACCAGTACTTTTTCTTATAACAGACATTAAATCTGCCCACCTTTTTTGTAACCATACATTACACCTTGATTAACCATGTCTTTAGGAATCTTCATTTCAATATTAAAGTCTCCACCACCA